CGATGTTTTCCATCGCGAAGTTAGTGTGGCGTTTGTAAACCGCCTGGAAGAAAGTGACTTTTGGGTTACCAGTCAAGTAGACATCTTGGGCGCCATAGGCGACGAGTTGCATGAGACCACCGGCCATTTTTAGTTTGTTTTGTACTATAGGCTGAGATTTTTTTTTCGGATGATTTCGCGAAAAAACACGGTTTGCTTTTTCCTGGGTTATATAAATGTCCAACCAAAACGAACTTGATACCGTACCCGAACTCGAAAGTGTCGATGACCATCTCGAAAATATTGATGAAGAAGAAATTTCTTCAGAAGAAGAAATTGAAGATTCCGGATCATTCGTTGAAGATTCTGAAATTGATGAAGATGATATCGATTTAGATGATTTTGATGATTTAGATAACCCATTATCTGAAACAAATATGTTATTGAGTTCAGTTCTCTCGACTGAAGAAGGAGAAACTGTTTGCTCTGCACTTGTAAATATTTCAAGGCAAATTGAAATGCAAAACAAAATTTTAATTAAAATGTTATCTCAACTCCAAAAAAAATAATAGACTTAGAAGATAAATTCTTATAAATTATAAAAGACATGTCTGAAATTTATTACCCCCAAAAGGAACCAGATATGGTATTGTCATCAAATATACTTGTTAACACATCTATCGAAAGATTTAATTCGGAAGAATTATTGGATTTCTTATGCAAACTTGAAAAGTACTTTCGTCTCAGATCGTTAGAACACACAAACCCTTTCAAGCTTGGATACATGTTTTTTTGCGATAGTGAAGAACTTGATGAAAATGGACTATGTAAAGAATTCTCATACGAAAGAACAAATGAAAAATATACAACTTCTATTCAAAGACTTAGTACACTCTTCAATAGGGCTGATGCACTTAGCATACTATCATTAGAAGACGAAGATTTCACTATTTCTCGTCGTATTAACCGCCTCATCGATCAACTTGACGACGCCTGGCAAATCATGTACAGATACAACCGAACAGTTCAACGAGTTGAATTTCCTACCTGGGCTGAAGCAACAGTAAAATCCGATCCCACCATTTTCAGGACATCCATTTTTGACGTTGAAAAATTGAATACGTTTCAAAAAGCTCTTACAACTGTCCTGAAGGAGTTATATGAAAGTAATATCAAAAGGTATCGAGGGTACTGTTGTACTCAAATAAAATACAATGGATTTGATACGCGTGCATGGAATCAAAAGGAAACCATAAAGGAATATGTTAATCGCATTGCACCCAAAGAATCTCGATTTGAATTATGGCAAGAATTGACCCATAATGGTACTGGTATAATCGATCAGGTCATAAAACACCTCGGTAACTGTTGTGATATGCAATTCCCAGAGATCGTGAAAAATAGGCACGTTTGGTCTTTCCGAAATGGTATTTTTATCGGTAAGGAATGGTCGGGTATAACAGAAACGTTTAAAACAGCTTTTTATCCTTACGATTCAAGGGAAGCTTCAAACCTCGATCCAACTATAGTGAGTTGTAAATACTTCGACGTTGATTTTGAAGACTATCATCACCTGGATGATTGGAAAAAAATACCAACCCCATATTTTGATAAAGTGCTCAAGTCACAGGAATTTGAAGATGAAGTGTGTAATTGGATGTACGTTATGGGTGGTCGTTTAACGTTCTGTTTGAACGATATCGATAAATGGCAAATTATACCATTTTTAAAAGGTATTGCACGTTCCGGTAAATCCACTCTCATAACTAAAGTTTTTCAAAAATTTTACGAACCTACCGATGTTAAGAAACTTTCCAACAACGTAGAAAAACGGTTTGGTTTATCTGGTATCTACGACGGTTTGATGTTTATCGCACCAGAGATCAAGGGTGATTTAAATTTAGAACAAGCCGAATTTCAATCGATAGTTTCTGGTGAAGAACTTGCAATTGCAGTTAAATTTGAAACTGCAAAAAACATAACGTGGGACGTACCAGGTATACTTGGTGGTAACGAGTGCCCACAATGGAAAGACAACTCCGGTAGTATTTTGAGAAGGTTAATGACCTGGCATTTCAAAAAACAAATTCGAGACGAAGACACTGATCCCTTGCTTGAATTAAAGCTCGAACGGGAAATGCCTCTTATTTTACAGAAATGTGTAAGGGGGTATCTAGAATACGCACAAAAATATCAAGATCAAGATATATGGAACATTATACCGGAATATTTCAAGGAGGTCAGAAAATCGGTCGCTACAGTTACAAACGCACTCGAGCATTATCTACAGTCGGATAAGGTTCAATTTGACACGGGTGGTCTTAAGTATATGTGTCCGTTAGATGTATTCAAAGAAAGATTTTTTACGTATTGTGTACTCAATAATTTACCAAAACCGAGGTTCAATTCAGATTTCTATATAGGTCCTTTCAGTAGTCGAGGTATCACCATAGAAAGGTTAGATATAGAATACAATTTCAAACAATACAAAAATAAGGAAATTATAGTCGGAGTCGATATGATTAACGAAGAAGAATATTAAAATTCTCAGCCTAGTATAAGTATGGATCCGCGTCAATTCGTGAAGAATTCAAACATACAAATACAGCGTACAAACCCTGTACAGATGGCACCTCCAATGAGAGTCGTCACTCGACCTAATATACAACCACAGGGAAGTGTATTTTCAGAATTAAGAACCGGGAGTTTAAAACCAGGTATATACAATATAGTAGTAAACAAAGATTTTACACAAGAAAGTCGTGTTGATTTAATATCTATATTAAAACGTAAACCAAAAGGTCACGCATCCATTGCACCAGGTTTATCAATAGATCTTAATGAAATCAAGGGTATATACGGGAGGTTCCAAACAGGTGCGATACACACGAGTAATTTTGGTATGAGAGGCGATTTAGACAAAAACTTTTTTTCGGTACAACTCTCTGGATACATGACGGATGGTATGAATAAGAAAAATTTCAGTTTTAATATATACAGAAACGGTAAAATACGTTTTTCAGGTGGATTTTTAGGTTCCAAAAACTTAAAAAAACAACCCGAGGCACTTCGAAAATATTTAATAGATACGTATACACAAAAACAGGGATTTTTATACAACGATATTAAATACAATAATATCGGCGGTCAGTTTTCGACTAATGCAAATTTTGATTTAACTAGAATAGCTCAAGAAAACCCACTAAAAACATTTATTTCTTACGAACCAGAAAGATCACCTTTTTTATACGTTGAATATAACGAATATAATTACATTCTTTCATCCAAATCCGGACAACTCGGTGCAGGAATAGTACAAATACAAGGTGAAAAAAGTCCAGATAGCCTCGAAAAAGCTTATGTTTTTGGCGTAGAAATGATTGAAAAATTACACCAAATGGGATATACTATGGGATTGGTAAATAAAAATGTTAATGTGATTAAACCATTAGTTAAAAAGAAACAAAAAATAGGAGCTTCGACGTGTCCTAAAACTAGAAGACCACCGTGTAAAGAAGGTCACGCAACAAAGAAAAATCCACAAGGATACGATTGTTGTTATAAAATACCAAAAAGAAAGCCAGCTAAGAAAAAAACAACACCAAAAACAAAAAATACGAAAATCACGTACGATAAAGATGGTGTGATGAAAATTGGTGGTCGAAAGTGTGAACGTCTTACAAAACCAGTTTTACTTGAAGTTGCTAAAAAATTAGGCGTTGTTGGTATAAAAAATAAAAACAAAAAAGAAGATATTTGTAAGGCTTTGGATAAAATTGAAAAGGGTAACTCTAATTATAAAATAAACGATAAATTGTGTAAAGATATGAAAAAGGATCAGTTAATATCACTTGCAATTTCTAGGGGTATATCAGTAAACGATAAAGATACCGTTAAAATTTTATGTCAAAAACTTAAAAATAGACCAAACACACCAAATTCTCCTAACACACTCGCAAATGAAATCGAAAAGGAAATGTTAAATAAAATAAAAAAGAATAAAAGAGCACCCACAAATATAAAACGAAAACTTAACAAAGCGGGTATTAAAAATGATCTAATTAAACTTTATGGTAAATCTTGGATGAAAAAATATGGTAACGTCATGAATATTAATGAAAATGTCAATAACGTGAAAAAAGAATTGGAACGTATGGAAATAAAAAAGAATTTAGTCACCAAAAACGGTGTTTTGAAAAAGGGAGAGGCTGATAAAATAAAGAAAGATATGGTATACCGATTTAAATTTGATAAAAAACAGTATCTTAAAAAATTATTATTACAGAAAGAAGCTAATAAAATATACGGTAAATTTGGTAAAAACGTTGTAAACAAAGTTGTTAATTTTGCATTATCGTTACCAAAAACACCTTCATTAAACAGTAGTAGAATCGTTAATTATGTTAAATTACGTAGAGAACTAAACGGTGCTCCACCGCTCCCGTTAAACAAGAAAAGACCATCCCCACCTAGACCAAAACCTAGACCAAAACCCAAAACCCGTGTTATTAAAAGAGCACCAGTAAAGAAAAAACCATTACCTCCAAAAAAGAATGTAGTTGTTCGACGTTTAAATTTCAATTCTAACTCTAACTCGAACTCGAACTCGAACTCGAACTCGAAATCTAAAAGTAAAACAAACCAACAAAAATTAAACAACTTATACAATAACTTTAATAAATTCACGTTAAAGAATAAAAACAAAAAGTAAATAAGTATAATGGAAAACCCAAGAAACTTTTTACTTTATAAACTTAATACTAATAAGTATAATAACGTAATAGATGATATGGAAAAAACTGATAAACTTATAATATCAAAGATTATCGATACTATGTATTACACTATATGCGATTACATCAAAAAGACACGCGAAAAAAGTGATAAACTTATGGGTCGTTTGGAAATTAATTATAACTACACGGACGAATTTCACGAATCAGTAAATCCAAGACTATATTTGGAAGAGAACCGGGAAATTGATGATACGGGGTTAATAATGTATATTTATGACAACTTCCAAAGAATGGAATCCGCTAAGCATAGACGTATTATGTTTTATCTGATGAACATTTTATATTTCGATTTATAACTTTATCTGGTTCAGATATCTGTTTAAGATGTTTTGCATGATAAGAAAAATCGTATCCCTTAAATCTATTTTTAATTTCGTCTGAAAGTGCAAAAGCCTCAACTTTTTGAGAAATACCCGAACAAACCGATATCCTTTCTAAATTTAAAAAATTATCTTCCATCGTTACGAAACTTTTTAAAGATTCGTGTGCTATATTATCGTTTTCCATTTTTTCAAACATTTTTTTAGATTCACCGTGACTCATGTAAAAATATTTAGATGTATAACCTAGAATATTAACATAATCTCGAGATGTTATATCTTGATTATCATAGTATATGAATAAAACTAAACATAAAATTAATACCCAGATTAACATATATAATTACTCATATTAAAAAAATCCTTAATTTTATGAATAATTTTAAATAATGTATCTATATCATCAACCTTATTGGGTTCAATTATTTCAAACTCGACCTGATACGTATGAGAATCTTCGGCATCCATATCTTGAACCATACCGGAACATATAGTCATATCAATAGACAAATTCTTTCTAATGTAAGAGAAACGCTCTTTAATTTTATTTTTATCCCATTGATTATCACCTGTATCTTCTACCGGTATTTCATGAGATACATTAAATCTTATATCATAGGGTGATTTATTCAAATGTTTAAAATCTTGTGTAAAGACTTTTTCTTTACAAATAAGTGTTTCTTCATCTGTATTTTGATCTATAGTTAATCTATTATTATGGTTATTACGATAGAAAACTTCACATGATGAATGCACCATTTTTTCCCAACCGGTATATATCTCAAGACCTTCTTTGAATTTATAGAAAGCATCTTTACCAACGTTTGTATCAAAAAATGTACCATTGAATTTACCTAATCTGAATTCCATTTCAACGTATTTATCATTTTTATAAGTATCAACGTGTGGCTTAATCTCGTCACAAAGTTTATGAACGTCCATTTTATTTATTACATTTTATAAAACGCGCCTTCTTCTTAAGCCTTTTTTATCACCTTTTTTTATATGCACGGTTTTGTAAATTTAGGAAATACGTGTTATTTTAATTCAGCTATTCAATTATTATTACACGTACACGAAATATCAGCGCATATAATAGATAATAAATACACGGGTGAATGTACTTTTACTAAAGAATACGAAAAGCTTATTCACATTTATTTTAAAACGTCAGGGGCTAAAGTTTTTACTATTGGACCAATTTTAAATGAGTTTGTTAAAGTATTTCCACGATTTAAAATAGGAGAACCACACGATGCACAGGACGCAGTTTTTTGTATAATAGATATACTCGAAAAAAGTTACCCTTTTATAAAAGAATTAGTATACGGAAAAATTAAACAATTAACTATATCACCCGTAGGTAAAAATACATTAGAAAGTCCATTTTGTATTCATATACTAAACGTTGAAAGAGATATTAAGTGTTTGAAAAAAATGTTAGAAAAAAGTTACAAATGGAATACACTCGAAGGTTATGTCGATAACAATGGTAAAAAACACCACGTTGCAACTACTAGAACTACATTTTTAAAATATCCTAAAATATTATTCATTTCTTTTGATAAAAAAAGTTATGTCGAAATTGAAGAACAACTCATATTAGACGATAACATATACAATTTGAGATCTACTATAATTCATAAAGGTATTCAATATGGTGGTCATTACATGTCTATTACAAAACTCGGTGATGATTGGTTAATACAAGATGACGATACTTTAGGTAAACTAAACAATTTCCCTAAAGAAGATAATCACTTCGTCCTGGCCTACAATCTAAAAACTCCTTCATCTGAATGTCCTCCTTGATATTCACCAGGGTTCGGTAAAATGTCCTTCTACTATTAGGAAATGTTTTGTCATCCCTTCTTTTTACAGGTTTCCACCAAATAGGTCCTTTTTCCCATGTAACGTACATGCATTCAATAATGTCACCCGATTTTATCCATTTATAATCATTCATTCTATCAATAGGTATAGAAGATTCAAAAATGTGTTTCCCTCTATCTTGTATATACATTTTCCATGTATAAGATCCCGGGACACACCCAGGTGTTTCTACCGTTGGTTGTTTTTTAAATAAGAAATCAATCGTATTTTTGTTTCTCGGTTTCCATTTGAACATGGTTTCGTGAGTTCCGATACGAATATTCTCATTTATGGGTGTAAAAATAAGACCGTCCATCTCTTGTTTCACAGTTGGAAGATACTTATCCATAAATTCATTAAATTCATCGTGTAAATGAAACTTTTTTACTTTTAAACTGATTGCATCTGTTGGTAAAATAAGAGCCTTTTTACACGTATTTTCACAACACTCCAAACGTTCCAGAAAATTTTTATTTCCCACAACTTCACCGCATGACATTAAACAATCATAAATCATAAACATGTTATTATATAATTCACCTTCAAATATTGTACCCTTATACACAGTGGGTCTAAAATTTAATTGAACCGTAAACATTTCTAAAGCACGATTTATAAATGCACATATTCTCTGATTTCCATATTGAAATATTAACATCATATATCTTACACCGTCCGTCTTTTCACAAACAACGTAATCATTTTTTGATAAAACATCAAAGTGTTTTCTTTCTATAGATATTGGTTGGCACCCCGGAAATATTCCTTTACCAACAGTACCCCATGATTCTTCCATGAATCGAATCGCATATTTGTAAAGATGATCTTCTTTCTTTACAAAAATACGTACCATTTGTTTTATATTTTAATTATATTCTTTAATTACTTTTAACACCGTAAGCGTTTAAAATATTACTTATACATTCATGACTATATGTCATGACCAACTTAGCTTTTGTATACGCATGAATTTTGACACCCGATTCCTTAAATTTAGAAAACATGGTTTCTAGTTTAGGGTATACTTTAAAATTAGATGATTTTTTATCTTTTATATGTTTAATTACATTTTTTGTTAACATGAGCCATGATTTTGCGCGTGTAGTATGTACTGCATAGACACCGTCAGAAATTTTTTTATTACGATCAACCACTGTGTCAAAATTCAACCCTAATTGCTCAACTGGTTCGTTTGATTTACTTTTTACTTTATTTTTAAACATTTCCCAATCTATACCTTCTTCTACACCGGGTAAAACTAAACATCCAATACCATCATGTTTATTAAATAACATACTTAATGAAGCATCGTCTACATGAATACCATAATCAACAAAAAATAATCTGTCGTGTGTTTTCATATACCTATGAATAATTTCAGATTTTTCAAAAGGATCGTCGTTAACAAAAACAACTTCGTTCTCAACATCTCCTCTTTGTAAGCAAAGTAAGTTAAATCTAAGAATAGTGTGTAAAGTTTTTACGTGACATGATTTATTACGAGTAACTATTATAGAAGCAAATTTCATTTAATATACTAAAACGCTAAGCCTTAAGCCTTTCTTCTAAACAACCAGAAAATGGTAAATTACCAATATGCCCTAAACTTGTATGGACATCTGCGTAAATTTTACCCCCAATTTGTTGCCACCTTCTACAGAATGCATAATCCTCTGAAAGGTATCTTTTAGTGTCTGGATCTATCATACAATCAAACACGGCACAATAATCATCAAAGTCTCGATTTTGGTGATCATTTTTACAATTTAAATCTGTATAATGTTCGTGCATTTTTTCAAAAGCTTCTCTTTTTATAACCATAAAACCAGTTGGTCCATCAAGAACTTCAACAAACCCATTCTCAATATTTCTTGTTGTAGCTCCTACATTTGCAACTAGACACGAAGAAAGCATTGCCATATCTCTAGTATCCCCATTTTCAACAGCTTGTTTTGCTTGATCCCACATAACGACCTTTTTAGGATACAAAGATACGGAAATATCATGATCGGAACGAACTAAACGCACGATCGATTTTGGATCAAAATCTATATCGGCGTCAATAAATACAAAATGCGAAGCATCTGATTTCTGCATAAATCTACCTACCGCTACATTTCTAGCACGGTGAACTAAACTTTCATTTTCAGTTGTATCTAAAACCATCTGAATACCTTCCCTTATAAATTCAAGTTGGAGTTTTACTACACTTATCATGTATTTTTCTAAACAAACACCACCGTAACACGGTGTACTTATAAAAACTTTAGGTTGTTTCGACATTTATAATTAAACAGCTTTATCCTCTAAGTAATTTTTTATTATATTTTCAATTTTATTAATTGTTGGTATAGATACAACGCACTTTTCGTTAATTTCATTTTTAGTTACACGGTGTTTCAGTGTCATATATATTATAACTGAAGCGACGCTATTTGGCGTTTTACTCATGAGATCAGAACACGTTTCCAACTTAGAACACATGTTATTACACTTTAACCTTTCTTCTCTAGAAACATCGAATGAATTTAGTAACCTCTGCATGACATCGTGAGGTAAAGTTGTGTACGTATTAGTTGTTTTACCCAACATTACCTCCTTAAACATTTGTGATGTTCTACTTAAATCTTTTGGTTGAACCGAAAACATATCTGATATTTCTTTAGTGGTCCGGGGAATTTTTGACATTCTACATGCAAACAAAACACAATTTGCTTTTATACCGGTCCTAACAGCGCCACGTGTTAATTTCTTTTCATTAAATTTTTTATACATCATTTTTGCATCCTTAACAACCGTATCTGGTAATCTATAACACGCTTCTTCTATATCCTTATATGCATGGAATAATGATCTATCTTTATGATTCATTGATTGGTGAAAATTAATTTTTGCCATCCGTTTATTTGAATAACTAGAACCTCTATTAGTTGTAATAATAGTACCTTTACCCCACTCTTGTGAAAAAAGCTCGGGGTTTACGTTAGGTGCACTGCACCGTGAAGGATCATTAACTTTTCCGTCTTCTGTAATACCACTCGTCCATTCTGGTCTGTCATCTATACACGTATCATCCACTAATCCACAATTAGGACACGTTGGTAAACCTTCTTTTGTAATTATTTTAACATGATTGCAATCTTTACATAAATTATTATCTACTGGCTTTATTAATATTGGTTTTTTGAGTAATTGATCCACATCGGACCAAATAGCAGCCAGTTCTTTCATGCTATTGACGAATTTTATAAATTTTGATATTTATCACGACCAACTTAGGTTTTAAAAATTATTTTCATCTGCTTGGTTTTTAGCAAATGTCTCTATATTATCTACCATTTGCTTATATCGCAAAGAGCCTGGACTTCTCGGGTTCCATTCTTTCCATTCTTTATCAATTATACGGTGATTTGATGGTGGTATAACAACACCGTCGACTTCGTTATCTGGGACTATAAAATCTTGCAAATCACTACCATCGTCGTCTGATTCATCTATTATATCACTGTCTTCGTCTGAATCTATTTCATCTATCATGGCATATAACTTATCTTTTACATTAAAAAAGTAATCTGGGGACTGATGGTGTTCTGATAAATTTACTTCCTGAACGAGATCCTCATTTTCTTCGAGCTCATAAATTCGAGCTCCTTTATATAATAGCGAAGTTTCTGAGTAATATGAAACTACTAAATATTCGTCGTGTACCTCGTTTACTTTTGCATACATTTCGTCTTCTATATCATCCTCTAAGTTGACTAAAACTTTTATTAATTCTCCAGGATATATTTCTGAAATTTTAATCATTCTTAAAGTTTTCAGACAAAAATATTTATAAATATTAGCACACATGGGAGTAGAAATTTTATCAAAAGAAGGATGTCAATACTGTGATCTAACAGTTGACTTATGTAAGGAATACAAATTAGAAAACAGAAAAATAATAGTAGACAAGGATGAACTAAAAAGACGCTGTGGTGCGCAAGCGTCTGTATACCCACAAATTTTTATCAACGATGAACTTATTGGAACTTATTTTGACTTCCAAGACTATCTCGAAGAAGCAGAACCAATGTTATTACCAACATTAGACCGTTTTACTGTATTTCCAATAGAACATGAACATCTATGGGCTATGTATAAAAAGGCGCAAATGTCAAATTGGACTGCTGAGGAAATTGATTTTTCCAAGGATATGGACGATTGGGTGAATTTAAGTGATAACGAACAACATTTTATTAAATATATTCTTGCTTTTTTTGCAGGTTCCGATGGTATAGTATTTGAAAATTTAAACGATAATTTTGCAAGTGAAGTTCAATACACGGAGGCTAGATCATTTTACGCTTATCAAGAACACAATGAAATGGTTCACGGCGAAACATATAGTAAACTTATTGATAAATATATAAAAAGCTCTTCTGAAAAAAAACAGCTTTTTGAAGCTATACAGAATATACCGTGTATAGAAAATAAAGCTAAATGGGCAATGAAATGGTTTAGTAAAGATAGATCTTTCGCTGAAAGATTGTTGGCATTTGCATGCGTTGAAGGTATCTTTTTTTCGGGTAGCTTTTGTGCTATTTTTTGGTTAAAAAAACGGGGTTTGTTACCTGGGCTTTGTTTTAGTAACGAACTTATAAGCCGCGACGAAGGTTTGCATTTAGAATTTGCAATTGAATTATTCAAAATGTTAAAACACAAACCTAATAAATCAGTGATTGAAGAAATTGTTAAAGATGCAGTTTCTATCGAAAAGAACTTTATAACAGACGCATTACCATGTAGTCTTATTGGTATGAATTCCGAAAAAATGTCGGAATATATCGAATACGTTGCAGATAGATTATTAAAACAAAGTGGTCACGATAAAATCTGGGGGACGAAAAACCCATTCGATTTTATGGAGAATATATCACTTGATGGTAAAACTAATTTTTTTGAAAAAAGAGTTGGTGATTATGGTAAGATTGATGAAGATTCAACTTCAATTGAATTTAACGAAGAATTTTAGTTCATAGTCATTGTTTTACCGTTACTACATTGACACGTCACGGTTTCCTCATTATTAAAAGCACCTGGTAATGCCTCATCTGGAACACCTGTTATATCAAAAGCACCTAACGATAACCCCGAATCCATTGGTGAAAATTGCGTTTCTGACATATCAGGTAATGGAGAAGGCATATTAGCCATTGGTGGTGGTACAACTTCTTGTTTTTTAAATAGAGATGGGGATGGAGATGGAGATGGAGTCTTAACAACCGGTTCTTCAACAATATCAGTTTCTTCAACTATAACAGCATCCTCTGGTATAATTTGTTCTGGCGATGGTGCTGGTGCTGGTCCTGATGGAGATGGGTCCATCATTGTAAAACCTTCACGTTTTATATTCATCATCCCCCATACAACCAAAAGAAATACCAATGTATGAAACATTAAACCTTTACCCGATGGGCATCCAGTTGGACTCGAAATCCATTTACCAAATATTCTACGTGTTATTCTGAAAGTGTCTGGGTTTGCTATTATAAAGAAAACCAAGGCAGACATAACTGATATCAAAAACTTTTGTTCCTGTTTTTTACCCTTACATCCACATCCACAATCGTTAAATAGCCAACTTTTTTTGTGACCTGTACAAGACATTTTTATTAATATACCCACAGAAAAAAATACACTTAAAGTTTTTGATCTTATATAATATACAAAAAAATGTCTAATAATATTCAAGTTTCCAACCAATTCGATCCATCGACGGTTCTCTTTAGTGCTCTGAAGAAAAACAAGAACGGTGGTAAATCCGTCGTTCTTACACGCGGTGATAAAAAGAAACTCTACTTACAACTCCCTTTCATGCGATCACCCTTTGGTCTGAGTGCATTCACAGATGAATCTACGAACAAAACTTCATATTCACTCGATTTATCATTTGATAACGATAACGATGAAGCACAGGAATTAGCGACCAAATTACGAGAATTGGACGAAATCATTCTTAATACGGTTGCAACTAATTCTAAAGACTGGCTAGGTAAAAAATATGATATTAATGTCATTCGCGAAGCTCTTTATAAACCGTTGGTTAGACAGGGTAAGGAAGGGTATGCAGATACACTGAAACTTAAAGTTCAAACAAATGCTTCCGGTGAATTTATATCAGAAGTTTACAATTCTGATCGCGAACAAATTAGTATGGACGATATTGAACGAGGACAAAAGTGTATGTGTATTGTTGAAATCGGTCAAGTTTGGTTTATTGATAATAAATTTGGTGTGAGTGTTCGATTATCTCAAGTGTTGTGTGGAGAATCCAATAAACTTCCAAAATTTGCTTTCCAAGGTTTAGACAATAACGACGATGAATACGTAGAGGAAATCATGAACGATCTTATCGATGAATAAAATATTTTATTACAATAGACCACAAGATGGAACGTGAACGCCATTTAAAAAATTTAAAAATTATATCTAAACTCGCAAAAAATAAAAATAATACAAATCAGAAAAAAAATTTAGGTAAAAATCTAATTAAAAGTATGCAGGGTATGGGATGTAACCCTGAAAAATTTTTATATTTACCAACTAATAAATCTATCTCACTTTCTATAGAAAACTCAAGCTCTTTAGGTACTAAGAAAATTGGTCAGGGTTCATTCGGCGATGTCTATATGGGATGTATAGATAAAGAGTGTAAAAAGAAAGTTGCTATAAAAATTGTTATGAATGAAGATATATCACACGAATATAAAACAGGTAAACGAATTTCTCTTTATGGTGGTATAAAATCTTACGCTATAGAAAAATGTAATAACATAACGTTTATGTATTCCGAATATGCAAACAATGGTACTTTAAAATCATTTTTGAAGAAAAATAAGGATAATATATTACCTATACATTTTAGAACAATAGTAACACAAGTTTTATACAATTTGTATAGAATACAAAAAAAGTACCCAACATTTAGACACAACGATTTACACGCAGATAATATACTTATAAATTCCACAAACCCATCTCGAGTTAAATTATTTAAGGTACATAACTCGACATTAAAAGTTCATGATATTGGGATACAGGCATTAATATCAGATTATGGTTTATCCACGATGAACGGTATTAAAAACCCTGAAGTAGATAACGACCCTAAACTATTCTATAAAACGAAATCGGGTATATTCAGGGGATCACACCCCATGTATGATGTACAATACTTTTTAAATGCTCTAAGACAGGAAATACGAATACTGGGTATAAGTAACGGAATTGAAGTAATTCAGTTCATAGAAAGACTATTACCATCAGAATATTTAGGTGTTAGATCCAATAAAATATTAGATTTCCGTCTTCGTGCTCAAGAAGAACATACAAAATTACCAACGTTTAAGCAAATATTTAACGATAGATACTTTTCACCGTATAAAAAAGTAGTTGTACCTATTGATATTAGTACAATTATAAAAAGAAAAGTAAATGTTGTTAAAATACCAATAGCGAGGAAGAAAACAATGAACGAAATAAAAAGGAACTTAGTGAGTAAAAATGTTAAAAAGGTAGCATTAAAACGACCTGGTATTAGAATTCAACCAAAACCAGCCCCTAAATCAGTACCTAAGGTTGTTATGACAAATAAAGGGTATATAAAAATAGGTACGCGTAAATGTCAATCTTATAGAAAACCAGAACTTATAAAAATAGCTAAAAATATGGGTATAAACACGGATGGTAAAACAATAAATAAAATATGCGAATCTATAAAATTAAAATATGTTAAATAAGTATATTAACATGATCGCTGTATTATTACTTCTATTGATAAATGCGTATATTCTTATAAACACCGGTAAGAAAACGGAAACTAAAATTAATACACCAGCAGCAGTAGGTGTAACTAAAACGGAGTGGACTGTTTACGGTACAAATTGGTGTGGATGGACTAAAAAACAATTGGCTTATTTAGAAAAGAAAGGAATACCTCACAAATTCATCGATTGCGAAAAAGGCAATTGCGATGGAATTGAAGCTTTTCCAGTTATGAAAAGTTCAGATGGCGAAGAAGTTGTAGGTTATAAAGAAATTTAAATACCACGAACAACCGCTATCGAGAGCGAAAGAATAAACGCATCAAGGAAGGTACTGATTGGTTTAAGCACGGTAACGTGCTTAACAAGCGATTTGTTCCACGCGAATCTGAGTACGAATGTACTGATAAGAATCGTGATAACAAAAACAAGAATTTCAGTCAAAACTTGGTTCATTTTTTTGGCGTTGGCAAGGTCTCTAATCATTTTTACTTATTAATAATATTTTTTTCTGTGATATTATTAATGAGGAATAAAACTAACAAAGGGCTTCCCCTGAGTGGTTCCGAACCAAAATATACCCAACGACTTTGGGGTCGCGCAATTGGTATAGACAATAACAATTGTTATGCTTATGCAGTTGGCGATTATGAAAGACACCGTATGCAAAAAAGTGTACCAGGTGAACGGGCTGGTATTCGGAATTTAAAACATACTTACACACACTGTAAAGGATTACCCCAACGCGTTATTGCAGATAACCCTAAAAAAATTTATAAGGTCGATGCAGAAACTAAATGTAAACCTAACCATTTCAAAATCATGATGTTTGTTGCACCCGGTGATAAGAAAAATTACTTTAGACAGGGTGATTTTCATTTTTACAAACAACACGGGTTTGTTGAATATAAAGTGAAAAGAGGAAACACGTATGAAAGCATAGCAAGGTTTTTTCAAGTTCCATTGAGTCGTGTTAAAAACTGTGGCGGTAAGTGTGTTGCCGGTAGAATATTAAAATTCAAGGCTAACGTTTTTAGTCACAAACGTGGTTGGGCGACTGGTCCGCTTTTAGTAGACGCTAAAGGTAAAGTAATAACAGACCCACGAAAAGCATCGAGAGCATACCCTGGGTTATCCTATAAGAAATACTGTAGTTCATTCTGCGTTAAGGATAGAGGGATCAAAGTCGGTCATACGCACCCCAAAGTCGTCAAGAATACTCGTTAAATCATCCTCGTGTTCGACAGCTAATAAAATATCCAATGCATCAAACATAAATTCATTATTCACACATACTGTATTCGAAGTCGATTCGTAATCATTGAATACAGTAATCTGTACCCTAAAATTAGAACCATCGAACACTTTTCGACATATGGGACATGTCACATTACCTTTACTTCTCCATTTTTCTAGACAATGTGAATGAAAAATGTGTCCACACCGAATAGCTTTACTATTTCTTGTCTGTCGAACTTCGTTCAAACATATGGCACATTGAGTCATTATCTAGAAGACTTAAAGAATTTTTTAATCGTATTATTACACGTTATCCTGTGTATTTTCATTATTCGTTCTTTGTTCCGCACCTTCACAAATTTTCTGTACTTGTTCGTGAAAATCGTATTCTTTTTCTATGAACTTTTTATCTTTATGGTCCCATTCATGTGTTGGAACATTAACAGTACCAAGTTCATCTTTAAACGAAGTCAAATTAGCACATTCACCGGGAAGTTCATCACTACCTTCCTCTAAAGACAATATAACCTCCGATCGTGATTTAAATTCTTTGATTTTGTCTCTATCTGTTTCAGATACACACGATTCTTCGAGTGTTCTCGTAAATTCGCTGGTTTCCTTCATATTCATACTTGTAGCTTCTTCAATTAAGGTATCGGGATCATAAGTTCCGCGTAAATCCCATATATTTTTTACTTGTTTGAATTTTGGTTCTAGTTTTCCCATTTCTTCTTTATATTTTTCTATGCGGTCTACAAAATCTTTACATTGACTCTCCATTTCCTCTGTTTTATCGATATCATCGAAAATCGATTTTAAATCGTCTAATTTATATTTTTTAATGACATGGTTTTTGGTCCCTGGTATAAGAGATGTAAATTGTACACATAACGATGATAATGTAGATAAAAAACATAAACCACCAGCTGCTATGGCGGCCATTATATAGTTTATCTAGATTTAAAAATAACGGGTGTATTTAAAAAATTAATAGATGTTTGGCATTTTGAGAAGGGCTTTATCACAAGAACCACATTGATCTTTTTGTTGCGCCTGGGATGGTTTCAAAAGTTCTGGACCCTTTTCTTGGAGAAGTTTGCGAAAAGAATAGTTATCTTCGTACTTGATACCATTCTCTTTCATGATATAGTTAGTGTAGAGTTGGTTAGATGTGTTCATAGTATAGCATCGACCATCGGCCATTCCCAATCTTTGAGACATTTTGTATATATTAGTATTACATTAGAAATTAATTTGTCTATTCTCGGTTGTCAATTTCCACGAATTGAACCCTAATTTTTTTGCATGTTTTATAAAACTTTCAATTTTGTGTCCTGAAATCTGATCGAATAATTCCTTCTTCGAATCTTCACATGGAGAAACTCGTACATCTTCAATGTCATTTATGGTCGTATTTATAATATTATAACCATAAGCTACCTCTTTTAACGTTTCTGCACCTGTTATTATAATCTTACCTGTACCAAAAATACTCGTTGTTATCTCTTTCATGTCATTTGCTGGTTTGAATTTAACTTTTACAGCCGAATACTTATCGGGTTCAAACGAAACTTTAAAAACATCCGCGTATTTACTAAAGTGTCGAGAAACCTTGAGAAGGTTTATTTTATAATTCAAACTAAAATTCGAGTTTATCATAACAACCTTAAACGTTTCAATAGGCGCAATAAAAGATGTATCTCCCATTATCAATTTGAATATATAAGAAAGTTGGTTTATAATTCGTTTACAATCCACTAAATCCGAACAGCCAGCAACTTGTATACTCCCATTCGGAAACAGTTTAATAGATTTTGTACTATACACGTCGCGATAAACCATGGTTATCTGATTATAAAAAGTTGTTTGTTTCTGTTCCCATACAAATCGACACTTAGAATTTACAATTTTAGAAAGATCAAGAACTTTTAATACACGGAAAGCGCGTTTAAACTTTTCAAGATCAATTTCTTTTTCAAATTTCGATACCATGGTTATAGTTGTAAGCTTAATCCATGACGGTCTTATATTTTTCTGTATATTATTACGAAATTCGTTTAGTGTAAGTATATAAGAAAACGTATTATTTGCAATAGATCTGAAATTATTATTATTATGGTTTAAACACGAAATCGTACTCATTTTTAATACTTAAAAAAAATATAATATAAAGCTAACTTAGGTTATATAAGTATGCCTTGTTTTAAGTGTAAAAAGAAAGGGATACCAATAAATTGTAAATATTGTAAATATGATTTCTGTTCTAGGTGTATTGTTCTCGAAGTACACGATTGCAAGGGTATAGAACAGAAAAAAGAAATTGAATTAACCCATTTAACTAAAAAACTTGAGTTTACGTCGGACAAGAAATTTGGATTGGTTTAAAGACTTTAAGCTAATTAATTTTATGACACACTTTGTAAAATTAGCTAGACAAATCATAAATTTAGATTACGGAACATCAAATATGATCGAAGTAAAATACGATAAGTATATAGAAGGTTTTGGGTACGAAACTTTCACGGAATATTTCCACACAAATATAATAGCACCAATCACAAAATTTGAACCTCATGCAAATACATCGATACGGTACGAAAAGTTTCTAGATACGTGTGTAGACAAAACTACAGAAACTAGACGTAGAATGGTTTCTGTACAATTGGAAAATGTTATGTTAGAAAATACCAATCCGTATTCACTTATACGTATTATGAATTGTGTTAAGATTCTAGACCCAAGCTTTATACCACCTTTAATTAACGTTTCGTGTGGTTGGCAAAAGCGTATGATGCGTGATTTTTGTTTAACAACTTTACAAAAAGTTATTCAAACATGTACTAGCGATATCAGACTCGAAAAAATGTTTAGAGTATTGCAATTAATAGAATCAGACACGTTATACTAATCAGTGTTGTCGATGGTGAAATCTCATTTTGTTTAACTTCCTTTTTAACGTAACTTTTATCAAAATCATCACGTTCACGTTTCGTCATCCCGTGGTCTATATTTCTTCCTGGAATGAGAGGTCTAGATAACGAACACTTATCTTCGCGGTACCCAAGTCTACCAACACCCATTGTAAGAACACCGCACGCTGGACTCACATATTCTTCTTCGGGTTCGTCTACTGGTGGTTTATGTTTTTTATAATCATTTTGTTTTCGGCTCGTACCAGGAGGGAAAAAATTTTCCTTGTCAGCAAATGGGTTTACATCACTCATGACTTTTTCATCATCAAGCATTAATTGACTCATGTTTATTAATACTACTCGAGATAATAAAATGTAATTGTATAATAAAATACTATCGTCATGTTTCCATTACCAGTATTAATTTCAATTGGTGTTGTACTTGCAATTTTAATAGGTCTTGGGTCGTACCAATTTTATTTCAAGGACTGGAATTCGTGCGATTGGGGAGTCGGATGCCCTACACCATCTACACCGTCAGCACCCACACCGTCTACACCTGCACCTGCACCATGTAACACAAACTACCGCATCAAGGGTGGTGAATGCGTTGAGTGTGATGAAGGGTACCTTAACCCAGCTGGTGACGACCCTGCGGAATATACAGACACGTACTGTAAACAGTGCGCTGAGAATTACCATGTATCTGGTAGAAAATGTGTTAAATGTGAAGACAAATACACACACCCAGCAGGCGATTTAGTTGCAAAGGGGAATACAGAGTGTAGTAAGTGTGGTCTAAATCATAGAGCAACCGGTGGAGGTAATTGCGTTACGTGCGACATAGGCGCGGGATCAGAGGGAGCTTATAATGACCCAGGTGATGATAGATTTAGTAAAACCGCAACATCTTGTATTGATTATTTATCAAGAGGTGTACCAAAAAAAGTCGAAAAATGTATAGGTCGTACATCAGCGTGTACCAAAAAAATGTACTGGCAAACCGAAAACGAATTCAAAGGGTCTTTCCCAGGTGGTTGGGACAATGATTTAAAGTGTGCATATAGCGAGGCAAATCATGGAAGCGATGAAGCTTGGAAAAAATCGTGTCCAGGAGGTGACCCAGCTACCGGAGAATACAGTTATGCAATTCCACAAGAATGGAAAGATATGAAAGATGCACAATAAAATTAAATCTCAGTCCATACTAAACATACCATGTCAGCTGCAGTTGCAGGAATAGCACTTCTTGTTATCTTACTTATCGTTGGATCTGGTGGTTACTATATGTATTCTCAAGCTTCTCCAGCTCCTGCCCCTTCCCTCGTTGATCTCCTTAATATACCATCGCCAGCGCCAGCGCCAGCGCCAGCACCTGCACCAGCGCCTGCTCCAAGTACCGAGACTTACAGAATTGAACCAGAGCCTTACACGTTGTACAAATAAACGTACTTTAATTTAATTTTAAATTACCAATATAATGATTATTTATAATGATTATATTGATAAATACCAGATTGTTTAAGAAATAGTTATTAAAACCCAATTTTGTTATTTTTACCAAACTTTTTACCGTATGTAGTCGTACTCACAGGTAAATCATTTGGTTGTGTTGGTGTATCTATATCGTGTATGTAACCCATATATTGAGACACACCGGATTGGATTTGTCCTATTGCAGTTTTTATAACAATACCGTTTATATGACGAACTTGTTCCTGAACATTAACATTATGATCACCTGAGTTGTTAATAAAAGCAACACGCATGATAGCATATAAATCGTTTTTGTTTTGGTAGTCAATAGCTACACCAGTTTTGTTTCTAAATTCACTTCGAATTGCACGCTGAAGAGTATTCATGTTAAACTCCGAAAAGAACAGGGTATTCAATGGAGTTGGACATTGTTTCAAAGAATTTATGTGAAGAGCGTCACACATTTAATATAGGCCTGGAAAAAAATTATTGGTAAATATAAATGATAGCATCAGCCGATTTTGAATTAGCGTACAGCACAAAACCATGCAATTACGAAAAACCAATATGTCAACCACCAGCTTGTTTTGTTGGTTCGTATGCACCAGTCGCCAAGGTAGGTGACCCAAAAGGTAAATTTTATGTAAATTCGTCGCTTCTTCAGCCCAATCGCTTGGCTGAAACTAAGGGACCAACAACTGTTCGAAGTGAAGATTTCACGTGCAAATAAAATAAACTATTTAAAAAATTCAGTATAAATAGAAATATATAATGAGGGTCATAAAACGTTCCGGTCGTGTTGAAGACGTAAAGTTTAACAAGGTCACCAACAGGATTTCCAAACTCACAAATGAACTTTCAGAAAGTGTAGACGTGTCAATGGTAGCACAACAAGTTTTCTCGTCCATGTATGATGAAATTAAAACTCACGAAATAGATACACTTTCTTCCGAAGTATGTATTGGTTTAATAACCAAAGACCCCGATTATGAAATTTTAGCAACCCGTATTGTTGCCAGTAACATTCAAAAACGTGCAGCAAACAATTTCCACATTGCCATGCGTAAACTCCATAAAGCAGGAATCATCACGCACGAAGTGCTCGAAGTTTCTGCGAAGGTTAAGGAAGATATCAAACACGAACGCGACTTTGATTTTGGATATTTTGGTCTAAAAACGTTAGAGAAAGGGTACCTCCAAAAGATTGATGGTGATATTATCGAAACACCACAGTATCTATACATGCGTGTTGCTATTGGTATTCACGGTCACGATATCGACCGCGTTCTTGAAACGTACGATGCATTATCTCGCGGATTATTCATTCACGCGACCCCAACTCTTTTTAATGCCGGTACACATAGACCACAAATGTCGTCTTGTTTTTTAATTGCAAATAAGGAAGACAGTATTGACGGTATTTACGATACCGTAAAAGAGTGTGCGCGTATAAGCAAATGGGCCGGTGGTATTGGATTACACGTACACGATGTACGTGCAAACAAATCACACATTCGAGGAACAAATGGTACGTCAGATGGTATTATCCCAATGTTACGTGTATATAATTCAACTGCAAGATACGTCAATCAGGCAGGTAGGAGAAAAGGGTCTATCGCGGTGTACCTTGAACCATGGCACGCCGATATAATGGATTTTCTCGAAATTCGTCTCAATCAGGGTGACGAAGAAGCGCGGTGTCGCGATCTCTTCTCAGCAATGTGGATTCCGGACTTATTCATGAAACGTGTAGAAACAAATGGGAAATGGTCTTTGTTTTGTCCGGATAAAGCAAAGGGTTTATCCGACGTTTATGGCAAAGAATTCGACGAACTTTACGAAAAGTACGAAAGTGAAGGACTTGCAACAAAAACAATACCAGCAGTAGAAGTTTGGAAATCTATTATCAAGTCACAAAGCGAAACGGGAACACCGTACATGCTTTATAAAGATGCGTGTAACGAAAAATCAAACCATAAACATATCGGTACAATTAAATCATCAAATCTGTGTACGGAAATTTTAGAGTATACCGATAAAGAAGAAACCGCCGTATGTAATCTTGCATCGATTGCTTTACCGAAATACGTTGATGTTGAAAAGAAAGAGTTTAATCATGAAGAATTACACCGTGTCACGAAAATGGTTACACGAAACCTCAATAAAGTTATCGATAAAAACTTTTACCCGACCGAAAACGGTATGCGTTCGAATATGCGTCACAGGCCAATAGGTATAGGTGTTCAGGGTCTCGCGGATGTATTCATATTACTTAGAATGACGTTTGGTTCAGAAGAATCAAGAAAACTGAATCGTGATATTTTCGAAACGATATACCACGCATCCCTAGAATCGTCGTGTGAACTCGCCGAGATGTACGGAACGTATGAAACGTTTAAAGGATCGCCGTTCAGTAAAGGTATTCTCCAATTCGATATGTGGGATCGTGATCCACAGTTCAGTGGTCGTTACGATTGGGATGCAATGCGTAAACTCGTTAAAAAGGGTACAAGAAATAGTCTCTTACTTGCACCCATGCCTACAGCCTCGACGTCCCAAATTTTGGGGAATAACGAGTGTTTTGAACCATATACAACAAACATTTATTTAAGACGAACCCTCGCGGGTGAATTTGTCGTTGTAAACAAACACTTGGTCGAAGATTTGAAAAAAATCGGACTCTGGTCCAAAGAAATGAAAGATCTCATGGTTAAGGCAAACGGATCCGTTCAAAACATTATTGACATCCCCGACGATCTCAAGGAACTCTATAAAACGGTATGGGAAATGAGTCAAAAAACAATCATCGATATGGCTGCAGATAGAGGCGTATATATAGACCAAAGTCAAAGTATGAACTTATTTGTCGAGAGTCCGACGGTTTCAAAACTTTCGTCTATGCACATGTACGCGTGGAAAACGGGTTTGAAAACAGGTATGTATTACCTTAGAAGTAAGGCAAAGGCGCGTCCGATCCAGTTTAGTTTAGAGGCCGAGTGTGCTATGTGTTC